TTATAGAGCCTGCAAGAGGGGAGCAGACAAGAGGATCTGACCACCGATTTGGACAGTGGCAGAGGGTGTTTTGGGACTTCCTTTGGCAATTGGAGCATAAACCAGAAGCTTGGGGGAGTCGGTGTAAATGGTGGAGTCTTTGATCATGGCGTTCACAGATTGCAGATTGCAGGGAACACGAATGATCTGAGAAGTGGTGATGGGACCTCCGATTAAAAATCGTTGGCCGCCATAGATGGAGAGAATTTTGGAGGGTGGAGCTGTGGAATTAGCCGGGACCCATGCCACGTCGACAGTGACGGGGCAGTCGATGGCTCTTTGCGTGGGAGTGATGGTGAGGAAGAGTTCGACGACTTTGGCACGTCGATACCCAGAGGTGAGTTTGGCCAGGGAGTCAGAGGAGGAGAGGTTGACCTGGGCCAGTGTCTCATAGACGCCGACAGAAGTGGCTTCGAACTGGAAGATCTGGCGGATGGAGCCGGCCTGTTCTCCATCAGGGGCTGAAAGAGTAAAGCCGGGAGCAGAGATGCTGGGTTGCTTGACGGTGACAATTTTTGATTCATCCATTGGTTGCTATTGGAAACCATGAAGCAATTCAGACTCAAGTGAAGAAAC